ATATAATTAGCGAATCGGCTAACGTTATTACAATCGGCGCTTCGGGAGACACGGTTACTTTAGCTGCCGGCGCTTCGCAAAGCGGGTTTGGTAGATCGGGGAGCGTGAATTGGGATACAACAGCTAAGACAACAGGATTCACAGCAGTATCTGGAAATGGTTATTTTTGTAATACAACTTCATCAGCTTTTACAGTTACTTTACCTTTATCTCCAAGTGCAGGAGCAATTGTAGCAATAGCAGATTATAATGGAACAGCAGGAACAAATTCAATTACAGTTGGCAGAAATAGTTCTAATATAAATGGATCTGCAACAAATTTTACAATTTCAATAAATTATGCTGCAATAAGTTTTGTGTATGTTGATTCAACAGCTGGTTGGAGATCAGTTGATACTTCTGATATAATAGGTGTTTCAAATCAATATGTTGCAGCAACAGGTGGAACAATTACAACTTGTGGTGATTACAAAATTCATACATTTACAGGTCCAGGAACTTTTACAGTAACAAGTGCTGGAACACCAGTAGGATCAGATACGGTAGATTATTTAGTAGTGGCTGGAGGAGGAGGTGGTGGAGGAAGACACGGCGGAGGAGGTGGTGGAGGCGGATTTAGAGAATCAAAAGCAACAGGTGCTCCATGGACAGCATCACCATTAGCTTCTTCAACATCAATACCTGTTTCAGCAACAGCTTATCCAATTACAGTTGGATCAGGGGGAGCAGGTGGTATATATGCACCAGGATTGTTAAGTGGTGTACAAGGAAATAATTCAATTTTTAGTACAATAACATCAGCAGGTGGTGGAGGTGGAGTTTCAGCAGCACAAACTGCTTCTCAACCACTTCAACTTGATGGTGGTTCAGGTGGTGGTGGAGCACTTTGTGGTATGACTAATTTTCCTAGTAGAAGTCCGAGAGAAGTAGGTGGAACAGGAAATACACCACCCGTGGCACCTTCTCAAGGTAATACTGGAGGAACTGGAGGATCAGGTCCACCTTATGCTGGTGCTGGAGGAGGTGGAGCTACAGCCGTAGGAGCAAATGGAAATCCAATAGGTGGAGCTGGTGGAACTGGTGCTACAACTTCAATATCAGGATCTCCAACAGCTTATGCTGGAGGAGGAGGTGGAGGAGGTTATGTTACAGCAGGTGGAGCTGGTGGAACAGGTGGAGGTGGAGCTGGTGGACCACAAGGTGTTGTAGGAACTGCAGGAACTATAAACACTGGTGGTGGAGGTGGAGGAACTGGAGATCAACAACCAGGATCACCGTCTGCTACTGCCCCTCAAGTTGGTGGTGCTGGCGGTTCAGGAATAGTTATTATAAGATACAAATTCCAATAAAATAAAATTATGAGCGAAATTAAAGTAAATAAAATTAGTCAACGATCCGGAACCGCGATTACTTTAGGTAATTCTGGTACCGATTTTCAACTACCAAGTGGAGCAGAACTAGTTGCTCAATCAGGTAGTACCATTACGATTGCAGCAGGTGCAACAATAACAAATAGCGGAACGGCGACAGGGTTTGGCAGAACTGGAACAGTTGATTGGGACACAACAAAAAAAACAACAGGGTTTACTGCTGTTAATGGTGTAGGGTATTTTTGTGATACATCAGGTGGAGCATTTACAATGACACTTCCAGCAACACCTTCAGCTGGAAATATAGTAGCTTTAAAAGATTATGCAAATACTTTTGATACAAATAATTTAACTATTGGAAGAAATGGTTCTAATATTAATGGAGCTGCTAGTAATGCAATTATATCTGTTCAAGGTCAATCACTTACTTTAATTTATATTGATGCAACACAAGGTTGGACAGCAATTTATGGAGCAACAGATGCTGATTTACCAGTTCCAGGATTTGTAGCAGCAACAGGTGGAACAGTTTTAACATGTGGAGATTTTAAAACACACGTATTTACAGGACCAGGAACTTTTTGTGTTTCATCAGCAGGTAATTCTGCAGGATCTAATTCAATAGAGTATATGGTTGTAGCAGGGGGAGGAGGAGGAAGTTTTGGAGGAGGTGGATCAGGTGGTTTTAGACAAAACTATCCAAGTCCAGTAACAGCAGGATTACCAGTAACTGCAACAGGATATCCAATTACAGTTGGAGCTGGAGGTTCAGGAAGACCTTCTTCTGCACCAGGTTCAAATTCAGTATTTAGTACAATAACATCTACTGGTGGAGGCAGAGGTGGTAGTGCTACTTCAAATACTGGAACAGGTGATTCTGGTGGTTCAGGTGGTGGAGGAGGACATGGTCCAGGATGTACAGGCGGAGCAGGAAATACTCCTCCTACAAGTCCTTCACAAGGTTTTACAGGAGGAACTGGTTTTCAAACAGGTTGCTATTATGGAGGTGGTGGAGGTGGTGGAGCTACTGCTATTGGAACAAATGCAAGTAACACATCTGGTGTATTTTGTAGAACTGGCGGAAATGGTGGAGATGGTGGTTATTTACCAATCACAGTGTTCGGACCAACTGCACCAAGTTATGGAACAACAGGACCAGTCCCTGCAGTAAGGTATTTTGCTGGTGGTGGTGGAGGTGCATACAAAGGAAGTAGTCCAACACATGGAAATGGTGGAGCAGGTGGAGGAGGAACAGCATCTAGATGTGCTGGTAATGCTCCTCCAGCAATTGCAGGTACAACTAATACAGGTGGAGGTGGAGGTGGTGCTAATGCTGCTGGACAAGCTGGTGGATCAGGAATAGTTGTAATAAGATACAAATTCCAATAAAAATTATGGATTTACAATTAACAAAAACTAAAATATAATAGGAGATAAATATGGCACATTTTGCAAAATTAGGAGCTAATGGAAAAGTTATAGCAGTATTAACACTGAATAATAGTGATATGCTGAATGCATCTGGCGTTGAAGACGAAACAGTTGGTCAACAATATTTAGAGAGACATAATAACTGGCCAGCTCAGATGTGGATTCAAACATCTTACAATACAGCAGGTGGAAAACACAGTAAAGGTGGAACACCTTTTAGAGGAAATTACGCAGGAATTGGATATACTTGGGATGAAGATGATCAAATCTTTTGGCCAAAAAAACCATTTAATTCATGGGTAAAAGATGTAGCAACTGCATCTTGGAAATCACCAATTGGTGATGCACCAGCATTAACTGAAGAACAAAAGACAGCAATGTCTTATTATTCATGGAATGAAGCTGGACAATCTTGGGATTTAAAAACTAGATCTTAATTCTTGACATCTTTATAAAAGTTTACTACATACTGTAACAGGTATGCATAAGAAAGTTTTGTCACAAATAGACCTACATTTCGGTCAAGTAGAAATGCCTAAAGGATTTGAAATAAACCGCGAATCGTTGGGCTCGGATATTTTATCATCTACTATTTACAATAGAGAATTTCCATTTTCAAGATCTTGGGATATGTTACAAACATATCTACGTGAACATATTAATTTAGAACACGGTTTCACATTAGTTCATAAAAAAACAATTGGTAATATTTATAAACCAAGACAACATTCAAATTCATTATTACAAGTTGATCCTGTAGATTTAAGACATTCTCCAGATTATGTAATGCTCTATGGAGTGAACGTTGGTAAAGATTCGTGTAAAGTATTTATAGAATATGATGACAATAGAAGAAAAGGAAGAAGTTGGGAAATACCTTTAAACAACAATGATTTTGTAATGTTCCCATCTACACAAAGATATCATATAACTGCTAATACATCAGAACAATTAAACTTTATATTAACTACGACTTATGAATTTATCTAATTATTATTATTATTTTAAATCAGCAATACCACCAAAGATTTGTGATGATATTATTAAATATGGTTTAAGTCATCAGGAAGATTTAGCTATTACTGGTGGACAAGGTCAAAAAAGAAATTTAAAAGAACAACCTTTAAAAGAAGAAGAAATTATAGATTTAAAAAAGAAAAGAAATTCTAATATTGTTTGGTTAAATGATAAATGGATTTATAAAGAAATACACCCGTACGTGCACGAGGCAAATAAATTAGCAGGGTGGAATTTTGAGTGGTCTTTTTCTGAATCTTGTCAATTTACTAAATATAAGCTCGGACAACATTATGGCTGGCATATGGACAGTTTTGATAAGCCATATGATAATCCAAACGATCCTAATACACATGGTAAAGTTAGAAAATTATCTATGACTTGTCAATTAACCGATGGTTCAGAATATACAGGTGGAGAACTACAATTTGATACAAGAAACTATGATCCACACATGCGAGATGAAGATAAACATTTAATTACAGTTAAAGAAATACTTCCTAAAGGAAGTATTGTTGTATTTCCAAGTTTCGTATGGCACAGGGTTCAACCAGTAACTAGAGGAACTAGATATTCATTAGTAGTTTGGAATTTAGGATACCCATTTAAATAATATGACTAAAACTATTGAAGATAAAAAACAAAATAGAAAAGAACAGTATTTAAAACACTATAAAAAAGAAAGAGATAATGGAAAAAAATATTATCAAAAAAATAAAGAAAAAATTTTAAAAAGACAAAAAGAAAATCATAAAAAATACCCACATAAACGTAAAGGTTACTCATTAAAATATGGATATGGAATTACATTAGATGATTATAATAAAATGTTTGAACAACAAAAAGGTAAATGTGCTATTTGTGAAAGACATCAAAATGATTTAACTAGAACTTTATGTGTAGATCATGATCATAAAACAAATCAAGTAAGAGCTTTATTGTGCGTGACTTGTAATACAGATGTTTCTGTAGTAGAAGATCGCCTTAAGGAAATGTTAAAATACTTAAACAAATATAGAAAGGATGTTAATTAACATGTTTATAAACGAGTACTTTAAAACACCAATCTGGATGGAAGATAAACCAGAATTTGTAAAGTCGCTTACTAAAGCAACTGACAAATATATTAAAGAAGCCAGAGAGTTAAGAAAAAAAGATATTAAAAAAGATAATGATTTTGGCACATCTTATCATTCAACACCATTAACTGCTGATACTAAGTTTAAAGATTTTCATGATTATGTTGGTCAGAAAGCTTGGGAGTTTTTAGATTGGCAAGGATTTGATATGCAACAATATACGACTTTCTTTTCAGAAAGCTGGGTACAAGAATTTGCAAAAAATGGTGGTGGAAATCATTCTGCACATATTCATCATAATCAACATGTGGGTGGATTTTATTTTCTTAAAGCAAGTGAATTAACTTCTTACCCAATATTCCACGAGCCGCGCACGGGGGCGCGATGTACTAAATTAAAGCTTAAGAAACCAGATGCAATTACTCATGGTACAGAACTTGTACACTTTAAAGTTAAACCCGGAACGCTTATATTCTTTCCAGGATATATGGAACATGAATATGCAGTAGATCATGGTAAAGAACCATTTAGATTTATTCATTTTAACATACAAGCAGTTCCAAAAGAAATGGCTAAGGTAAATGTCTAATAATTTTAAAAAAGATAGATTCATAGTAATTGAAAAAGCAGTTGATCCAAAGATTGCAAACTTTGTCTATAATTATTTTTTAATGAAAAGACAGGTTGCAAGAACAATGTTTGATGCAAGATACATTTCTCCATTCACAACTGAATTTGGTGTATGGAATGATGATCAAGTTCCAAATACTTATTCTCATTATTCAGATATTGCTATGGAAACTTTATTGTTAGCAGTGCAGCCTATTATGGAAAAACAAACAGGATTAAAATTAATTCCAACATATTCTTATGCAAGAATTTATAAAAAGGGAGATGTATTACATCGCCACAAAGATAGATTCTCGTGTGAAATTTCTACTACTCTTAACCTAGGTGGAGACAAATGGCCTATTTTTATAGAAAAGGATCCTAACAAAGGAGGAGTAGTTGAAGGAAAAGGATATGTAACTGATAACACCAAAGGTATTAAAGTAGATTTAAAACCTGGTGATATGTTAGTTTATAGAGGAAATTTACTAGAACATTGGAGAGAAGAGTTTAAAGGTCAAGATTGTGGTCAAGTATTCTTGCATTATAATAATGCAGCTACTAAAGGCGCAAAAGACAATATCTTTGATAAAAGAAAACATTTAGGACTTCCCTCTTGGTTTAAAGGCTGATATAATTATAACGGAGAGGGACCTCCACATACCATCCCTCTCCGTTATAATATATGCTTTTAGGATTTGATACATTCGCTAGATTCCCATTTTCCACTGTTGGAGACGATAACAGTGTAAGTATTGCTGTATCCGGTAATAACTTAATACTAACAATAGGACCTGTTGGTATATCAGCTACTGCTATTACACAAACATCAGGCGCCGATCCGCTATTCTTAGGTATCGGAACTATTACTATTTCAGGTACAGGTCAAACCGATGTAACCGGATCGCCGTTAATAATGGCTACTGGTTCTGTTACTGTTTCAGCAACTGCTGGTGTTACAGTTACTGGAAATCAATTGACTATTACCAGCGGAACAGTTACAATATCCGGAACATCAAATGTATCAGTTAATGGAAGTCCATTAACATTAGACAGTAACAACGGAGGAACAACAAACGTTATTGTGTGGAATGAAATCATACCAGGAGCAAACATGGTATGGACACCAATAGTACCTTATTAAATTATGGCATCAACATATTCAACAGACTTATCATTAGAATTAGTAGCAACCGGTGAAAAATCAGGTTTATGGGGAACCATTACCAATACCAATTTACAAATTTTACAAGCAGCTGCATCAGGATATACAACTTTAGCACTTACTTCAGGAAATACTAATTTAAGTTTAGCGGATGGTTCGGATAGTGCTAATGGTAAAAAATTATATATTAAACTTACAGGAACTTTAACAGCAAACTGTACAGTGACAATGCCAGCAACAACAACTGGTGGTAATGCAAATAGAGTATTTATTATTCAAGATGCAACAACAAGAACAACTTCTAATTATACAATTGGTGTATTAACTACAGGTCAAGCTACTCCAGTTAAGGTTCCAGTTAAATCTACTTTATTATTAGTATCAGATGGTGCTAGTGTTTTAACTTCTATTGGTATAATGCAAAAAGGATATAA